CGTACAGGGCCGCGCCGACGATGATCGGCCCCACAGACAGGTTCGGCGAGAGGTAGACGCCCTGCCCGTTGATCTGAAAGGAAACCCGGCCGTCCACACGACGAAGTTCGAACTCGTCCTCGCGCGCGTAGGGTACGGGCGCGGACATCAGCCGTCCGAACTCCATGCACGCCACACGCCGCAGACCGTCGAAGGGATCGGTGTCGAAGTAGAACCCGTGCGACAGGGAGTCGTAGCGCCCCACGTCCGGCCGCTCAAAGGCAAACCCCACGGCGCCGGCCGCGGCAATGTCCACCTGAAAGGCGGTGCGAACGTCGCCGTCGAGACGGTCCACGCTGTTGGCACCCGCGTTCCAGCCGTCGTGCCGCTCCACGATCTCGCGATCTGGAACCGCTGGAACCGCCCCGCGGCCCGCGAACCCCGCCAGCATGACCACGCGGCACGGCCCGCCGGTCTGACATCCCGGCGGATCGGTGTAGGTGCCGTCGCGTGGTATCCACAGGCCGCGCGGCCCTTCGCGGTAATAGTCGCGTACTTCCCGATGCACGCCGCTGGGCGTCGGCACGGTGAACTCGCCTTGGATCGGGCCATCATGACCCGGGTCCGGATAGCCATTGCCGATGACTCGCACGCTCGGAAAGCGAACATAGGTCATGTGCGCGATCGGTCCATACCAGCCGTCCGGCGGGGAGGCGTCGAGTTGGCTCCACTGGTGAAAATGTTCGGGCCGGTTCGGGAAGCTGCCCTTCTGCCGGTACGCGGTCGAACGCGGCGAAGGCGTCGCGAACAGGTGGAACGCGATGGGCGCGACCGCCGGGTACGCGGGCGTACCCGGCACGACCGTGACCGTCGCGACCTTGGTCAACGCGCCCACGTCAGCCGCCCGCGGCGGCCTGCGGCAGCCTCCAGCCGAAGTCACCGACTGGCTGCTCGTTGCCCGCCGTCAGCGTCGTCAGCCCCAACCGCAACTCGGCACCGCTGCTGGGGCCGCCCACCGCGCCCTGGAGCCGCACTCCGGTCAGCGCATCGGCAGCGGCGCGGCCGTCGTCCCCGGCGGCGCAGAAGCGATAGAACGTCGGCGTCAGCGTCGTTTGCGCGGCATCCATACCCTCAAACTGCACCGTGCCGCGCCAGATCTCAGCCTGCGTTTTGGTGAGCACGCCGTTGACCGGCGTATCGAAGGTCAGGCCGCCACCGGCGCCGTTGACGCTGACCCGCACCAACTGCGTGTGGATGTTGATCAGGTCGAGGGCATCGGCCGCCGCTCGCGGAACGGTACCGGCGAACAGAAACAGGAAACCGCCATCGAGTCGGGTCTTGATGGGCGCCAACAGCAGGTTGGCCAACGCAGGCGTTAGCAGAAGCATCGGGGAATCCGTGGAGTGGGAGCGATCAAATCGGCGTGGGCTTGCCCAGCAGCCAGATGGGGTGATAACGGGCCTGTTCGCCGCCGACGCCGGTCAGCGCGCCGAGCGTTTGCCCGGTCGCGTAATTCGCAACCAGCTCAGCGCCGTTGAAGTAAATGTTGGTGTTGTAGGAGCACACGGTGTGGCCGTCGACGCTGGCGAAACCCGGCATCGTGGTGCGCCCCGCAAAGTCGGTTTGCGTATTCGCGGCCGAGTTGCTGGCGGTGACGGCGCTGTCGCGGATCGCCAGCCATGCCCCTGGAAAGTCACTGATGCGCGTTTGCCCGAAGGTATCGGCCTTGCGGAACGGAGTGATGAAATGCGTCGCCAGCAGCGACATGCCGAAATCGGTCGTCAGGCCTAGGTTGGACGGACCGAAGGCGTGCAGGTGCACCAAGGCGAGCGGCGCAACAGGACGCTCGGCCAGTCGGGCGAGCGTCGCGGTGTAGGTCGGCGTCATCGTGAAGGCGGCGCGCTCAATCGGCGTCTGCGCGACGACGCGCTCGCTGCCGCGCTGCCACAGGATCACGCGGCAAGCGAAACGATGGGCCGGCGAGGCGCCCCCCGCATAAGTCTGGCGCGATTCCAACAACAGCACTGCGCGTTCGCGCAGATCCGCGCACAAGACCTGCCGCCGGCACCAATCGACCCGCCCGGGCGTACCGTCCGTGACCAATCCCAGTTCCCAGGCTGGCGTTTCGGCGCCGTCCAATCGATACGACAATCCACGCCCGCGCCGCACGACCTCCAGCACGGTGGCGCCATCCTCGGCCAGGACGGCGGACGCGCCATCGCCAGCCGCCAAACTCACCGCCGCGCGCGCGAGGCGCGCGGTGCCGTTGGCGGCGACGGTCAACTGCAACCGCGTGTGCGCCACATCGGGCCGCGACCAGTCCTCGCCGCGCCGCACCGTCTGGGCCGAACCTGGCGGGATATGGGATACCGCAACGCGGCCGGTCGGATCGAAATGCCACGGCGCGGTTGCGCGCGGCTCCGTGCCCTCCCATAGCGTTTGATGTGAGCCCGCCAGCACCCGACGCTTCATCGGTCCTTGCGCCGCCGGGTCAATGACCATTTCGAACCGGCGCAGCGCGAGCGGCACGTCGCCCATGTCATACGACGGGCTGGCCCAGCCATCGGGGTGCGCACTCGCCAGCGGCGGCGCCGGCGGCCACGTCACCTCCGACAACGCCGCCAGCACCACGACCAACCAGCGACCGTCGAACGCCGCGCCTAGCACCGAGCGCTGCGCGAAATCGACTTTGCTGACCTCGCAGTACCGATCTACATCGAGCAGGACTTGGCCCAGGCAGAACACCCAGCGCCCGTATTGCGCCAGGGGACGGCGATAGCCGTCGATGAAGTAGCGGCTCGAAGGCCCGTACCACTGAATGCGCTCGTCAAACGGACTACGCCAATCCAGATTGGCCGCATATCGCAGCCCCTCCGGGAAAAGCCCTCGGTACGTCCCCTTCTTGCCGGCGAACTCGGCGTAGCCTTCGGTGTTCGCGTCGGAGAAGAACGTCGTCCAGCCCGGTCGCAGGATTTGCTGCGGGGTGCGGTCGTCGAGCCCCTGCGGATGCGCGCTGTCGCGCGCCCACACCACGAAGTCGTCCTTACCGCGGGGTGGATCGACCGGCCGCGTGCGCAGGGGCGGCGGAATGACGGTTATGCGCGGAATGCCGCCCCGCAGTTCGCCAATAATGACCGCGCCATCGGGGAGCGTTTTCGTCATCTGGTGCGTGCGCAGTCCCAGGTGCGCCGCATCGGCGACCACCGCGCCCAGCACCTTGCGCGCAAACGGCACATACCCGGCCGCGCGCGTGCGGTCCCCAACGACATGAACATGGGTCCAGTCGGTGTGGCGCGCCCCGGGCATCAGCCCGCGTCGGTCGCGGTCAGGACGTACTCGATCCCGAGCTTGTCGCCGCCCACCATGTTCAAGCGCGGATGATCGAACGGCACCGCGGCCATGCCGACACCGGAGACCGAGCCCTTCGCCGACGACGACACGATCACGCAGCCGTACAGGTTGTACGGGCCGCCCGTCGCCAGCACGAACACGGCCTCGTTGCCGGTGTTGCCCGTGCTCTGCGCGGTCGCCAAGCGCGGAATCACCAGGGTCGGGCGCTGCGTCGCGGTGTAGGCGGTGAATTCCTCGGCGGCCGCCGGGAACTGCGCGGCGGTCAGAGTCGGATCGGGCGTGTAATTTCCCTTAAACGGCGCCAGATACCACTGCGTGATCTGCGCATAGCCACCCGTGGGCGGAAAACCCACGTTGAGCAGATGATTGAGCCCCTCGTTCAGCAGGGTGTTGGCGTCGATAGCAACCGTCTGTTGATGACCACGCCGGTAGTCGCGCACCTTCATCGCGCCGCCGATGAACGTGCCCATGCGGGTTAACAGCAAACCGCTGTCGCTGCGCTCATAGCGGTGATTGCGAATCTCGCGCGCGATCTCATCGGCGTGATCGCGCCACAGGTCTTGACTCATGTGCATGTCCTTCACCACTTGCCTTCGGGGCATCGCTCACCGAACAGCCGGGTTTTGAGTTGGAGGAAGCAGCCGCAGCGCGCGCAACTCGCGGTGGCGACCCGCGCGCCGCCGGGGAGTGGGGCCACGTGAGACTGGAAGTGCGGGCAGGCGCGGCACAACGCCCAGCGCGCCTGGACGGTTTCAGGGGGTGTCAGAAGCTTCATGGGTCGTCGTGCCGATAGACGCGCGCAATCGCTCGGTCCCGCACGGCGAGGGTCTGCGGCTGCGCGTCGCGTAGGGTGGCGATGAGCTGCTGATGGCCGGCGTGCTCGCGGTACAGCAGCGCGCCGCGCGTGGCGGCGTCGATAACCGCCTCGGCGGTGCCTTCGCGGGGCTGCGGCGTGATGACTTGTCCGCCGGGCAACCCAATGCAAACGCGGCCGTTGCGGGCGACCCAGACCGGCACCAGGGTTTTCGTCGGCAGGTTCCACACCTCGCCCGGCATCCGTAGCAGCGCGCCGGGAATCGCCCCGACCGGATACGCGATGACTTGACGCCACTCCGCGGGCGACGCCCCAGCCAGGAAGTAGGTGCGTTTGGCGTCGGCAACGAACAGGCCCGCACCGTCGTTGCCATCGGCGACTGGCGCCAACAGATCCACGCGTCCCGCAAAGCCGACACGGTCTCGGCCGGGGTTCGTCAGCCCGTAGCGCAGCGGGGGTGAGTATCGAACCTCCGCGCCGCACGCAACGAACTGGCGGCCGTTGTGGACGCACACGCCCTGCCCCGCCGGCAGCGGGCGAAGATTCAACGTATCTAGTGCGCGTCCCGCGGCCGGCGCGGTCAGCGTCAGCTCGGTCACGCCGACCGGCAATGTGGCCGCCACGCGGAACACGCCGTCCAAGCCGCTGCTCAGGTACACGCGCACCCACGGCACCCGTAGCGCGTCCGCCGGCTGCGGCAGGCCGGTAGCCCGCAACCGGCTGCGAGCGGGAGCCGCGATAGCCACCGCGTTGGAAGCGCCGGACTCGCGGCCGCGCGCGTCCAGGAACGTCACAGCAAGTTGGTAGTGCCCCGCGTCCAACGCGCCATCCGGCTCCACGCTCACCGCGGGCGTCCGGTCGGGCGTCGGGCACGCCCAAGGCATGGTGTCCAGGTCGAGCCCGATCTGCCCGCACTGAACGCCGTTGCTCCACAACACTGCATCCAAGAGCCGCTCATAGGCAACCAGCTGCCCCGGCGCGAGACCGTCGATCACGGGCTCGACCCGCTCGTCCGGATGCAACGCCATCAGCGTGTCGCCGCTGACGAACAAGCCCCACGGCAAGGCGACATCGCTCCATGCGCTGTGAACGCGGTGGCCGTGGACCGCTAGCGTGTAGCCGTCACGGCGGCGCGGCTTGCCGGCGGCATCGAAATCGACGTTGACGGCCTCGCGCACCGCGACCGGCGCGCCGGACTCGCTCACCGGCAGCGCCGTTTCCGCGGCGAGGTTGTTCAGCCCCAGCGGCCAGCCGACCCGTGCGGCCAACTCCCCGTCTCGCACCCCCATGCTTAGTACCCGCCGTAGCGCGTGGTGGTCCGCCGACGTTCGCGGTGCCGGCGCTGTACGTCGGCACTGGGCCGCTCGCCAAAACGTTCGGTGAAATCGCGCAGCGCCTGCGCCGCACGCGCCAAATCCTCGATCTCGCGGTCCTTGATCTGGTACGCGCGGTACAACATCCAATCGACCAAGCCGTCGTGGTGCGGGCGGGCGATTTCAGGCTCGTCATTGGGATCCGCCAACGCGCGCAGCGGTGCGCGGTAGACCGTCAACTGTAGTTCCCCCGCCTGGACCGGCCGGGGCCACAGGTGCAGTCGGGCGCGGCCGTCATCGGCAGCGACGTGCGGCGTTCCGAGACTGTCCACCCGACGCGATTGCTCGCGAATCCAATCCAGGCCCTTGAGCGCGAGACGGCACGGTGCGCCGCCCGCTGCCCATTGGATGGCCGCGGAGACGACGAACAACACGCGCCCGTCCAAGGCGTAGATGCCCCGCCCCAAGACGAGCGCGGTTCGGGTTAACTCGCTGGCGTCGTCGAACAGCAGGCGTGCCCGCAAGCACGCCTCCCGCTCGCCCTCGGTCGCCCAGCCTGCGAGGGACACGTCGCTGACCAAGTACGGCTCTAGCTCGTCGTCCAGACGCTCGCGCGCCAGCGCGATGAGCGCCGCCAGATTCATCGGCCGGACTCGTCATCGGGGTCGGCGCCGAGATTCGCGTCGACGAGGTCGTACCAGATCGCATGGACGACTTCCTTCTTGGCGCGGAAGCCGCACAGGCTGGCAACGACTTTCAGGTCGGGCATCCCATCGGCGGTCAAGTCGCCGGGCTGCTGGCGACGCGACAGGGTCACGAGGGCCTCGCGGATCGCTTCGGACTCGTCCAGCGGCCGAACGGCCGCGTCCGACGCGCGCGGGACCACCGCGTGCCGAGTCCGGATCGTGCGCTGGTCGCATTCGCAGCCCTTCGCCAGCGCCTCGGCGTGGAACATGTGGTGAAGCGGCGTCCACTCCGGACCGACGTGGGTGACGTGCCCAGTCGTCAAGGCCAACCGCACACCATCGGGGTGTCGGAACTGCATGGAGAACTCCTGGGGGATAGAGAAGGAAAAGGATCGAAATGCGCAGGCGCGGGTCAGCCGTAGACTTCATCGGCCGCGCCTTTGACGACGTACTGCACGACGATGCAGCCGCGCCCCACCGTCGCGGCCGTGCCTACGGCCGTGCGGGTCACGCCCAAGCTCAGCCCCTGCGCGAACGGGCCGCGCGGAGCCGTGAACGGCACTTTCCCGGCGGCCTTGAAGTCCGTGTTGTCCAAGAACGCCGCGGGCTCAGTCGGCGTACCGATGTCCAGCACGTCGCTGGTGCCCGCATTGGACGGAATTTCGACGAGATTGAAGGCGTCGATGAGGATCGAGCCCATCGGCAGCTTGAGCGCGGGCACGAAGGTGCCCGAGGGCAAATCGGCGAAGCTGTAGTTGAAGACGCGCACGCGCAGGTACTGCACGCCCACGGTGTCGGGCTTGCTCATGAAGACTCCTGAGAAAGAAGACCGCCTGCAGGCGGTGCGAGATCAGATGGCGTGATCGATCGCCATCACGCCGAAGTCCTCGACGCTGCCGCCGTCATAGGAGGACGGGAACTGCGGCTTGGCCCAGCCGCCCATCTTGTTGATCGACACGCCGTAGCGGTTCTTGTAGTCCTCGTCTTCCTCTTCCCAACCGGGCACGCCGAGGTCGGCCAGGGCCAGGGCCTGCGCACCTAGCAGCAGCGTGCGCGAGCCGTTGACGTTGCCATTGCCCCACTTCAAGCCGGCCGCAGCACCGAGGGTGTTGTAGACGCGGGCGTAGGGGTGGATGACCAGGCCGTTCATGGTCACGATGGCCCCGGTGAAGGTCTTGTTGGCCTCGCCGCGCGTATCGGCGTTGACGATGGCGCTGCGGAAGTCCGGGTTGCGATACCAGCGCGCCATCGTGTTCTCGTGCGCGAGCAGGACGAAGTAGTCCTTGCCGCCCACCCGCAGCGGCGTGATCCGCTTCGTCGCGGCGCGCGCCTTGATCTCCGGCAGCATGTCGTAGACCGGGATGTCCGCCGGCTCGATGGCCGAGGTATCGCCAGCCACCAAGCCTTCGGTGGCGTCCCAACGGAAGTGGCGGTTCGGCGACGGCGGTCGAACATCATTGGCATACTCCAGGTCGGTCCACGGGTCTTGCCCTTCGGGCGTGACTCGCGGGCTGCCGTCCGTGTTGAAGGCGTAGCTGATCCCCGACGCCGTCAGAATCGCTTGGTCTTCCCAGGTATCGGCCAGCCACAGTGCCATCGCCTTGCGGGTCGGCCGGCGAAAGTTCAGCACCGACTTCTGGTCGGCCAATCGGCCCTTGTTTTTGACGCCGTTGCGGATCTGGTCGAAGTTGACGCGCTGCCAGTGGGAATCGAGCGTGCGCTCGCGACCCTTGAGCTGGTTGTCGCCGACGACACCGCCGCCGGTGATGCGGGAGATCAGATGGAAGAAGGCACCGACCTCGCCTTTGGAATTTTTGGACAGTTCGGTGATGTGCTCGATGATGGCCTCGGAGCCCTGGCCCAACATCTTGGTGAAGAAAAACTTCTCGACGTATTCCTCATACGCCTTATGGCCCCAGGCCAGCTTTTGCTGGGGCTGCTGCCGGCCGAAATCGGTAACGGACACGGAAAATCCTCCCTGGCGGGATGAGCGTTCAAGTCATGGGCGTGACCTCTGTCGCGGGTCGAGCGGAAGCGCAGCCAGGACGGGGCTGCGGGCCGGGGATGCCCTACCAGGGGCGCGTGGGGTATCGCAGCACGCGCGCTGCGGAAGCGTTGTTCTCAACGAACGAGCGGCTCAACCAGAGCAACAGGATTACCTATTGAGACGATCTACGGTCTTCTGCGGCCTAAAAAGGCTTCCAGGACTTGAACGAAAGCCCTGATCTGTATCTCGTACTTCAGACACAAATAGCCAAAAATTTCCTCCCTAGACGCAATCTGCTGCTCCTGAATCTGCTTAAAAAGGATTTTTCCGTCATTGGGTCGCCCCATCGGAAGCCTGTAGGGAAAATCGCCATCGTCGTAATGCGCTAACACAGCCTTTTCTACGCTCTCCATAGGAATGAAATATATCGAGGCGTGCTGAGCATGTTGTTCGTTACGTTGATCACCGTCCAGAATCGCCATGACATTGGCTGCCGCAGACAAAAACTGCTCACGCTCATTACGTCGGACCAGATAGCTAACGTGGGTAGCGCCGCCAATCGGAACAACACGAACCTGAAAAAATGCACCCGGACAGTATCGCTGGACAACATAATTAATGAAATTCACGAGCGCAGCATCTTCCGTCAGAATGTATTTATCCCAACCGACAAATCCAAACAGTCTAGCCTTGACGTAATTGTATGAAACTGGATAGTGAGTGACCTCACCATCCTCTTGTTCCAGAAACCGTAGCTCCGAATCTTCGAGTGTTCGCATGGTTGCGAGCGAATGCGTAGTAAACAAAATCGTGCATCCATATTCTCTACAAAAAGTTCGAAGCCAAGCTACTATTTTGGCTTGAGCCGCAGCATCTAAAGACAAATCAATCTCATCGACCGCTATCAGGCGCGCCTTGCCCTTGATAGTTCGGTAAAGATTTATCAGAAAATATTCACCAGAACTCAGATAGTCCTCTCGGATATATCTACCGTCCGGCAAAATTATGCAGTAGTAAACCTTTCTCTTGACGGAAATCTCAACGAGGCTTTCATATTTGTTGCTCGCATAGATCGTCGCTAGAAACTCGATAAGCTCACTCGGGCGCTTATAATTCCTCAGTACTACCGCCTGCCGTATGTCATCGTCCGCGTCTCCCGCACTTCTGAAGTAGTGGAACCGTGCTCCATGCGGAATCGGCAATTCCGCTACGACCGCATTACGAACGTTCGCCGGGATCAACTCCCTGCAGTTCAAAGAACGCAGACTGGGGTCATACTCAAAAGCCACCTCATACTCGCCAACCGCGTACTCAATACGGCTTTCATCACCGAATATTTGCGGGTTAGCGGTCTTCACGAAGGTATCGGCGACAGAAAGATTCCGAATTGCGCGGAAGAGCGTGGTTTTACCTACTCCGTTCCTGCCTACGAGGCAGATTAATTTCGGATCGGCGAGATCCACATCGAAACGAAAGGACCGAATGTGTTGAATCGACTTGATCAGAACACTGAAAGAGTTCATGTCGCAGACCTATGCAAGAAACTGTCGATCACCGTCGAACCATATTTCCTACGCAGCTTATCTAGGTAGGCTGGGTCTGCCGTATTAACGTGACTAATATGTCCCGCAAGCTGCTCCAAGCCCGCTTCCATATCTTGATTGAACAATTCCAGCAGGCGCGACCGATCTTTGATGTAAAAATGAAGCTGATATTCGATCTTACGTTTAACCTCACCATCAAGGGTGACATGACCAGACGGGAGAACGACCATCCCCAGAATCGCTACTTTTCGCCCAATTTTGGTCAGCTTGCTCTTCTTTCTATTAATTGTGAACTCTGGACCTAGCTCATCCAACAGAAATTTCGCGAGAACGCTTTCGACATCAGCAAGCGACTGGGCGCTTTGGGCGGAAATAATTATGTCATCCGCATAACGGGAATATATCCACTGTCGATTGACACACTCATCTTCCAGCGCGTCATCGAAATCCTTGAGACAAGCGTTACTGATCCACGTGGAGGTGGAAAATCCTATCGGGAGTCGACCGTCAACTGTAGATAGGGCTATGACTCGATCAAGATGAGATGGCAAATCCTCTACAGGCGTACTCGCGCCCGACAGGAAGCGCCGGATCAGAGGCGTGGTAATGCTGTCGAAGAACTTTACGAGGTCGGTTTTGTAGAACGCCCGGCTATTTGCGTGCGGTTGAACGGCCTGATGTGGATTGCCACCTTTTCGGTACGCGTAAGACACCCGAGTATTGATTGGAAGGTGTTGAAATAAGAAGTTATTCAGGAAAGCATGGTAAGCCCTGAGCTTCTTCGACGCCTTATAGACTGACCTATTCCGCCAGCGGACTTGCTCGTAGCCGGAGGCCACTTCGAAGGATAAAAAATCATCGAAGTCATATTTCCCGTGATACATCGCGTCGAACAACTCGCGCATTGGTCTAGGCGTCATCTAGTCCACCCTGCTGGCATAGAACTCGAAGGTCCAGCGCGGTTCATCACCGAGCTGAATGGCGAATAGTCGCACAAACGAAACGCCCGGCCATCAGGCTTTCGCCGATAGGGCCGGGCGTACGTAAGTGACTAAAGCGCCGTAGAGGCCAGGCATGTGACCGGAGATACTCCTAGTCGCTGGCATGCAAGCAGGCTAACAGATTTTCCGCGCGATTCAACCCGGTTGCCGGCCTTGGAACAGGTCTTCACCGAGTAGCGCCCGCTGCGTGCTCTCTGGGAGCTTCTTAAACTCTCCGGGCTTCAATTGTTCCAGATCGACTGCGACCTCTCGGTTTCCGGCGCCCGCGCCGCCCGCAACCTGCGGCGGCGCAGCGGATGCCGCAGCGGCCGCGCGCGCTGCTGCCGACTGCCGCGCCTGCAGCGCGGCGGTTCGGGCGTCGGCTGGAGGTGCCGGGGCGCCGGCTACGGGCGCGGTCCAGCCAAACGCTTCAAATGCCTGCTCCTGCATCCGCGCAATGAGCGCGTCGTCGTCCAGCGCATCATCCCCCTCGGTATCCAGGGCGATCAGCAGGTCGGCCACCGCCTTTTTCCGAATAGGGTTGGCCATAAACGCCTCGTTGGAGGCCACCCATCCGGCGATCTTCTCGTTCCATCGCGTTTGCGCCGCTTCCTGCACCGCCTGCTGACGGGAGGCGACGCGCTCGGTGGCGACCACATGCCGTGCTTCTTCCACGGTCAGCGCGTTGCCCAACTCGCCGTATTTAACCGTGAGCGCATCGCGCTGGTCGTGGTACTCGTCGGCGTCCAGGTCGCCGTCGTCCCACTGCTTCTTCAGCGCCGCCGTCTCCGCGTCCCACTGCGCCTTGATCTGACCGCGCTCGACGGCGAAGTCCCGCGCCTGCGGTGCGCTCCACACAGCAGCGTCACGCGCTTCGCGGTCCCGCAGCTGCCGCTCCAACTCCGAGACGCGGTTGAGCACTTCGTCCAGGCGCGGCTTCGGGATCATCGGCACCGCGGCTCGTGCCGATGGAGCAGCCGCGGCGGGAGTCTCGACGTCTGCCGCTTCGGCACTCGCGGCGCCCGGTGCTGCTTGGCCGTCGCCGGGATCATCGGCGCCGTCGTCTTCGAAGGCGTCCGGATCGGCCGCGCGCAAGGCCGCACGCTGCTCGTCGGTGATCCGGTGGGAGTTCAGTTCGTTGGGATCGATCGTGCTCATAGGGTTCATGCGGTGAGGGAGTCAGGGGTCGCCGCCATGCCCGTCGTCAGACCCCGATTGGGGTTATCCGGGGTCAGCGGGTGGGTGTTTTCCGGATAGTCAGCGAGCGCCGGCACACCGCCCGCGGGGGCGCTCGGCACGATGGGCGGCGCATCTTGGTCAACGAAACCGCCAGAGCGCAGCAGCGCATCGGCGATGCCGGCGGTCTGCGGAATAGTCGAGATGATCTCGGCAGTGCGCAGCGCGCTGAATTGCGCCTCGATGGCGGCACCTACCGCCTTGTTCTGCGCCAACCGCGCCTGCGCTTGCTTCAAGGCCGCCTCGGCTTCGGCCACGGGGTCGGCCTGGCCTTCGGCTTCTCGAAGCGCGTCGGCAATCTCCGACTTGTTCGCCAACGTCGAAGCCTTGACGATCAGGTGATGCGGGATCGGCACCCCCATCTCCTTCACCATCGTCCGCAACTGCTCGAATTGGCTGTTGTCGAAGGTGACGGTGTACGGCTGCTCGGTCACCGCCACGTCGTATTCGCCCAAGGTCAGGTCGTTGAGAATCGTCCCGTCCTCCTGCGGCATGTTCAGCATCAGCGGAACACGGCGGTCGACGCCGTAGGCATCGGGCTCACTGATGCGGATGATCCGGGGACCACCCATGAAGCGCTGCACCAGCTTGCGCATCCGGGTCGAGACCAGCTTCCGCGTCCGCCCCAGGTTGTCTAGGGTGACCCCTAGCGCCTGCTGGGCAGCGTACTGCCGGGCCTGGATGGCGACGCCGCTCATGTCCGCCCCACCCTGCCCGTTCAAGCTCTCGTTGATCGCGGTAACCGCCTGCATGTGCCCCGCGGCGAACTCGATCATCTTCTCGATGCCGGTCGGCGGCTGGTTGGGCTCGATCTTCTGGAACGGCTGGGTGTTGGGCTTGCGCAGAAGAACCATGCCGGTCTGGGCACCGTTCTCGGTGAACTCGTCGTCGGTCATGTTCGACAGCGCGTTCGCCTCGCCCTGCCAGCCGCCGTTGGCGCTGGCATTGACGATGTGCGCGTACTGGCTGATGAACTTGTTGAGGATGTCCTGGACGTTGACGGCGTTGTCGAGCATCCCGATGGTGCGGCCGCGCCGGAAGTACGGGAAGTACGGTACGACCGTGATGTGCTCGTAGGGACTGATCTGGTCGTAGAGGCAGACTTCCGGCGCGCAGACCTGCCAGCGCACCCGGCGCATCCGCCTGCGGGTCACATAGACGCCTTGGTCGATCAGCCAGCCCAGGTGCTCGCGCGGCAAGCCTTCCACGATGCGCAGATCGCCCGTGGGCCAGCGCGCGACCAGGGTCGGCTGGTACTCGTTGGACTGCCGGTCCACGATCCGATAGCGCCGCCACGGCCCTTCCGTACCGTAGTAACCCACGCTCATCGCGTAGCTGGGCGGCATCGAGGCGAACCCTTCCCGGCGCACGCCCACGTCGGTCCACCAATTGTCGGTGTCGCAGTAGGTGCGGGCGTTGCCGACGATTTCCTGCGCCGCCGCGCGGCCGTAGTGCTGCTCGATCTCGTAGGCGGTCAGCCAACGCGTCGTCGTGCAATCCGCCCAATCGTCCGGGTCGTAACCCTTGGCGTCGGCATCGGGCAGCACGTCCAGCGGGTCGAGCGTGATGATGCGCGGCTCGCCCTCCTCGTTGTCCGCGTAGTCCATGCGGATATCGAGGTAGCCGCGCTGCTGGATGATGCCGTCAGTGAAGCAGTCGGTCTCGGCGTAGCGGTACTCGGTGTTCTCCAGGGCGTGCTTGACCACCTTGGACAGCACCTTGGCCTGCGCCTCATCCGCCCGGCCACCCTTCGGCAGGTAGGCGATGTCCACCCGGTTTTGGATCTGGTAGCCGGCTGCGGCGTTGATCGCCTGCAAGCACACGTTGACCTCGTGCGCCGGCCGTCCCTCGGACTCGACGGCGTAGCGGTCCTGCGCCCGCCATTGCCGCCCGCCGCCGAGGTAGTAGTCCTCCAGGCGGCGCGCGTGGTGCATGTAGGCTTCGTGCCCGCGCGTGCGCAGCTCCTCCAGACGCCAGAAGACTTCGCGCGCCACGTCGCGCTGGCGGGTCGTATCGCTCATCGGAAGGAATCAGGCCGTCATGTGGTTGCGGCGCGCGGCCCGCTGGGCCAGCGCCAGCTTGCGCCGCCACTCGGCGGAGGAACTCGTCACCGCCATCCGGCCGCCGTCAAAACCCTGCGCGAACTGGCGGAAGGCGTCGGCGTAGTTGGAGTGGCTGTCGTGGATCGGCTCGTCGGTGAACGCGCTGATGACTTTGTTGAAGCGCTTTCGGTACGCCGCCAACGAGGCCAGTCCGTCCGCGCACTCGGTTTCATCGATCCAGCACGACGCCATCGCGGCGCGGGTCTGCTGGATGCCGACGATCAGGGCATGGACGCGCGGCACGACCTGGAACGAGTGACCGGGTATGGACTCGTTCAGAAGTTGGTACATGGTCTTTCCGGTCTGCCCGGAATGGTTAGCACCGTCGTGCGGCAGGTAGTGCGTGCCGTAGAGGTAGCCGTGCTGTTGCTGCAATTCCTGCAATAGCGTCACGTAGTGGTCGACGCCGTAGCCGCTGTTCTGGTAGCTGCGGATGAAACGGTGCGTCAGCCCGATCTGCTGGTGGAACCAGATCGAGTTGAAGTCGCTGTAGCCCAAGTCCCAGAAGGTGTTGACCGGAACGCCGGGGACGTGCGGTACCTTGCCGATGCGCTGCTGCGCGCGCATCGCCTGCAGTTCACGAAAGTAGAACGCGCCCTCGACCCGGTTGCCGCGCCACAACCCCCGCAGGAGCGCGTCGCGCTCCTCGGGCGGAAGCATCATCAGCGTTTCGCGGTAGCCGGTGCCGCGAAGGTGGCGGTTGTCGGCGAGCTTGGCCGGGATGAAGGTGCGGTGGAACGCTCGCTTGACCTCGCGGAAGCCACCCGCGCCGTCCTCTTCCTCGAAATCCATCTCCACCGCGAGCCGGGTCGGACCGCCGGCTTCCTCGATGGCGAACCGCTCCATGACCCAGCGCTGGCCGACGCCATCCGGATTGGTCGTGGCGCGCATGTAGCGCGGCAGATCGCGCGCCGTGGTGCGGTTGCGCGACAGCAGGTAGAGATAGCAGACCGGGGTCGCCCATAGGGTCAGCTCATCGAACCCGATGACGTTCCAGGCGCGGCCACGGTACTTGAAGCGGTCGTTGTCGTGGTTGAGGTAGCCGAACTCGACCATCGCGCCCCACGGGGTGCGCCAACGGTGCTCGTTCTTGTCGTAGACCGCGCCCTCGATGAAGGCCGGGTACAACTCGTGCGACCGATCGATCAGATCCTTTAGTTCTGGGAAGCTGCGCCGGAAGAGGATCGCGCGGTGCTGTGGATGTTGGGGACCGTTGTGGGCCAGAGCCCACGCATCGATCAGCAGCGCATCGGATTTGCCGCCGCCGGCCGCGCCGCCGTACAGAACCTCGAAATCATCGCAAGCCAGGAACTCGGCTTGTTTCGCCGTGGGCTGCCACACCACCTCCTCGACGGGGTGGCGGGTGTCCATACGTGGAACGACAGGTCAGATGAATAGCACGGCTCGGTGCAAAGAATATAGCTGGAAGTCACTGAGACGTAGCCGCCTAGACGCCCATCTACCATGAACGCGATCTGCGTCGTCAGCCCGCTTGCTTAAGTTCTTCCTCCCTCAGCATCTGACTGATACTGCGAGCCGGAACTACATGGTCGGCCGGCGGCATCGTCGCTATAGCGCGGTGAAGCCGGTCATAGAAGGCAATAAGCGCGCCCGCCGCCTCCAGAGCTGACGGAAGGGAGCGGAGTTCAGCGAGTTGACTCAGTCTCTCGATGAAATCCTCCGGCCGTCGTGCTTGCAATGTCAGGCGCGCACTCCTTCCTTCCATTCGAGACCCCAGATGGAAGTTGAAGGCACCAAACTCTCCAATTTCATACGACCGACAGGATCGCCAGATTCGCTCGTCTAGCTCACGAGCCTCTTCGTCGCTTAGTCCACTGAACACGATAACGAGATCGCCCGACTCGTTGACCGCCACCCCACCTGCTCGATACAGCGCGTATCGGGCAAGTTGTTCCCAACGCTCCAACGTATCCCTAGTAGCATCGATGTCGTCTTCCAGCGATCTACGAATCTGCGCCCGCTTCTCTGCCTTCTTTCGTTCCTTCGCTACTTCCGAAAGAACCATTTGATCTTCAGGCATTGCAATGCACGGCGGTTGCAGTTCATCTAAACAAACCTGCCGTAGACCCAGATGCTGGTGAGAAACCTTTACTCGCTCAAGCGCGACTACCGCAGCCTCAAGACCGGATATGTCGAACCATTCGCTGTAGCCGTCGCTGACTTCCTCAAGCGGTCGGTGCCAGGGATTCAGCTCGAAATGCAGCCAACTCTCCATCCTATCAATCGCCCAAGCCGGGCCTTCGATAACCGTCGTTCGATGGATGTCTAACTGGTGCAAACCGAGTGTGCGCCAGCGTCTTTTTGGGACAGACGCTGTCCCAACCTTGAACCTCAACGCATCCAATGGAACTGCGATATACAGGCAACGCTTAGCCACAACCACAGGCGGCGCAATGGTTAGTTCCGTTGGAGCTTCTGTCATATCGCACCCCTGGTTTAACAGCCAGCCTAGATTAGACCTATTGCGTGTGCCTTGGGGACGGGTACTACGTCAACCTTTCCGGGTTAGAACGAATGGATTTTCCTCACTCGCTACTACAGCGGGGATGCGCTCGGACACCGCGACCGGGATACTCTCCAACGTCCGAGAATGCTCCTTGGCTGGTACGATCACCACGCCCACCCGGTGCGTGTGGGTCACGGCCTTCTTCTTCTCGGGGAACGCGTTGAGCAGCTTCAACGCGGTGTTGATCGCGCCCAGCTTGTCGGCGAACTTGAACTTGTGGATCTCGCCGACCTTCGTCCGGTCGGCGCCGCTGCCCTCGAACAAGTCGGCCACGTCCACTGCCGTGATGAACTTGGCCGCGCCGTCCGGCCAGTCGCTCGGGGGCTTCAGCGATCCCGTCTCCGGGTCGAACAGTTGGCCGGGGTCGGCGAACACCAGCGTGGCCAGTTCGCGCATGACGCCTTCGACGGTCAGTTGCGCCGCCGCCAGCGTCGTGCCGGTCAGCCAGTCCACCACGACGCGCACGTCGGGATGTTGGGCCAAGCCGCTGCTCTGCGCCTTCGCGGCTTTCTCCGTGTAGCCGGCCGTCACCGCGGCCTGTACCAAGCTCGGCGCAGACGGGACCGCCAGGGCGAATGCGGCGCGCTTGGGCGTCAGGCGCTGGTAGGCCAAGCGAACCGCGTCGGGGGCGCCGCGCATGGCGTCAGTCATGGCGTCCGTCCTGTAGCTCGATCACGCCGCGCTGGTGCAGTCGTCGCAGACATTGGTCGCAGGCTCGACGGCGCAGCTCGCAGCCCCGGAGTTTCTCAGTAAGTGCGGGGATGACCGAGGCACCCAGCGCATCGAACGCGGCTGGGTCGTCCGGTGCGGCCTCCCAACGCACGCCTGTATCACCGCGCTCGCCGACGCAGGGAGCGAAACAGCGCGCTTCGCACAACGCCGGGACCGCCCCGGCGCGTGGCCCTGACGCACACCCAGCCAGCACGCCTAACAGCGCGACGGCGACAGCGCTCTGGACGTTCAAACCGCCACACGTTCCAGCAGGCTGCGCAGACGCCGGTTGACCTCACGCTGGCGCTTCAAGCGATCCTGCAGGTCCGCGTGCAGCGGCGACTGCGCCGACAGCGTCGGTGGGATCGCGCTGCTCGCGCTGGCGGCGTTCGCGGCGGG